TTACCTTCGCTGTAGTGTCTTAATAGAAAGGATGACCTGACTCCGTGTAGGTCTGCATTAGAGTTTAGCCCAAGCATCATTAGTATAAGCATAGATGCCTTCGCCAGAGCCAGGATCCCAGTTCGTCCCATCCGCATATCTTATGTCACCGTTTCTTGGTTTCTTGGGCGCAACGTTAGTTGGCTCAAGTCTGAATACATCTAAATTGAATATAATGTCTGATAGTCTATTTAACTCATGGAAGAGGTAATCAGAGAGTTGATCGTTATTAATTGGGGCTGGGTTTGGAGTCCATCTGTTTACAGACTTTACAACCTTTGACGAATGGTTAGGCATACGATCTTATACCCCGTAGACCTCTTTGCTGAACCTCAAAGGATAGACCATGAAGTTTCCAATCTACATCTGTATCCGACTCGACCTTTACCCCAAAGTATTTCCCGCTTACCCTGCATGAAACCTTAGACTGTGAGTTGGGGTTAAAGGCTATCGGCCCCTCCCATGTGATTGCTTCCTCAGTGGACATCTGTTTACCAATATACACATTAACAGTGTTATTACCGCTGACCTCTATCTGGGGGTACACCGCAGATACAAACTTAACAGACTGTGGATCGCCAAGATCATAACCAGTACGCTCTATATAAGCAGACATAGTTGCTGTATCTTCCTTGTTACCTTTGTTATCTCTGTATATCTTGGTATTGGTAACGTCAGCGAAAACAATATTTTTAATTACGTTATCGTAGTTAGTGGAACCCCACGGATCGCTGTCTGCATCCCATGTCAGGCTGGCTGCATCCCATGTAGCACCCGCTGTAATCTCTACTATGCCAGAACTGATATGAGAGGTATCAGGGAGATCGCGGAAGGAGAACGTATTGTCCTTCCAGTTCCAGATCAAAGCCCTATTAGCCACGGTAGATGCTTCAGCAGGATAACAGGCTAACATCTCATTCCTGACGTAATCTGCGGCCACAAAGCATTTCAGATAGTGATCGCCGTTCAACTCATCGAACACTGTTCTACGCAGTTTGTTGGATAGCATAGGGGTTATAGTCTGACCATTACAAACATAGAAGTCAGAGTTCCCCATAAAGAAGTGACCGCCCTCAAACTCTGCCACCGCTTCTTTGGCTAGTAGCCCTATTGTTGGGGACATCAGTTTAAAGGAAAAGATGTACGGTGTACCTACATAGTTCATTATGTAGATACTGTCATCTTTGTAGATGATGAAGGTATCGCCCAAAGGTAGACCGTCAATTATGTCCCCTGGCGTATCAGAAAGTTCGTACTCTCCCGCATCTAATGTGGCATCCGCTTCATCGAATGTTGACGGAGGGGAACCCTGAGATGCTTCTGTACTCCACTTGACCAATCGCGGTTCTTCGTTGGTTCGTGTCCAGTTAAGGCCGACAAGAAATGTTCTAAATGCTCTGATCGACTTACACTTGTTGCCAGAGGGCCAGTTTCTCAACCCCATAAACGGAGTCCCAACAGATGGTACACCTCCAGAAAGGGGCCACATTTGCGGCGCATCATGCCCATTAGTAGCAACAACCAGACCATTCAGATTAGTGGCAGTCCACCGTTTACTGGTTGTATTGGCACCGTAATCGTTATCAGAGGTTGCGGTGCTACCAGTTGGGGTGACAACAGCGTTATCAGCATGAGCGTAGGATGCAGTACCTGACAGGGTAATTACTCCCGTACCCGTATCCCTCGCTGTATATGTAAGGACTTCATACTTGTTGGTGCTTGCATCTGAAGTAATATCAGTGCCGACTTCCAGCGTACCGCTTGTGGGAAGTGCGGTTAAGGCCGCACCAGTATCCACCGTTATGCTGGAGGCGCTTGCAGATACGGCCCCGTTTAACTGTAGCGTGGTCTGTCTAACAACGTCAGTCCATGTAGAACCATTCCATACTGCTATGTCTGTGGCCCCGTATGCAATCCAATAGTAGATTCCCGCAACTGTTAGGTATGGATGAACATAATAGGGGGCAAATGGACAGGTAGCCATCACCTCTTGGTATCCAGCGACTTTCTTTACGCCGTTATCCAAGAGTCTTACATTGTTTCCGTTAGACCATGCGTTAGGTGGGAGATTGAAGGGTGGTGTATCCCGTATAATCCCTATCTGACCTAAGTTTTCGATAGGTACTAATGACATTATGCTGGGGGAGTAGGCCAAACAATATTAAATGGATCACTTTGGTCTGTGATATCTCTCAAAGCCTGTCGATAGGTTTCCCATTCCTCTCTTTTGGCATCAGACATTGGAACATCGGGGAGAACAGTCCAGTCACATGACTGAAGTTTTGCATCCCTTTTAGCCCTTACGAATACCCACTTTTCAACAGGAACTTGTGCTTGAACAGCCTCCCAAGATGGCTTCTTAGAAGGGTCTGAAAAAATAACATTGTCTATATAATCTTGCTCAGTTACAATCTCGCCCTCCATCCGAAAAGATGGATTAACTATTAAACTGGCTATAGCATCACTAATTAATCGGTTCACGATATTATCTCCCATACCCTCATTGTTCCAAAGTCAGTAGTAATACCCCCATCGCCAGCATCTCCGCATTTGGCTTGTAGTTTAAAGGTATAGGCTGCTGCCGAAAGACCTGTAACCTTAAATATAGCACTCCAACCAAACGCAAAGTTGGCAGTAGGTGTAGTGCTTGTCCAATCTCTTTCTACCCTACTAGCACTGAGGTCGCCAGAAGGAGATATGCCAGTTGCGGTACTAGTAGCATAAACCAATCTATAAAACCCAGTCTGAACCTCTTCGTTATCGAAACTAGACCAGTTCTGAGTGGTTGCTGTAACATCTACATAGATATCGCTTGCGGCAGAAACCTTAGTGTAAGACGCGGTTAATCCGGTATCAGTCATAGAGGTACTTCTAATATCTGTTGAACTAGTTTTTACCCCCACCCCCATTCCCAGAATGCTATCAGCAGCGCCTGTAACATTGGGTAATGAATTTTTCAGAACCGTTTTGATTAAACGGATATGGTCATCACCCTGACTTATAGAGTCAGAGCCTGTTGGATTGGTAATAACCAAACCATCAACGTATGTTGCGCTTTCTAGTGCCATAATTTATACCTCTGGCCAAACCACATTGGCCACATCATCTACCGTACTTAGCCCTTCTGGCAAATCTCGCAGTGCTTGTCGGTAATCCCGCATATCCTCAGTTAGGGTTACGTCTTGCAGAGCGTGTAAGTCCGTAGCCGCGAGTCTGCGGTTTCGATCTTCGCGCAAGTTTGCAATGGCACGGTCAAAAGCACCCGCTGCCCATACTACCTCCTCGGCATCTCGCGCCGCTTCTTCTTCTGGTGTGAAATCTACTCTCACACCGTTTACCATTTTGTGTCTTGCCATCTAAATTGCTCCTAAAATTAAGAAATACCGTACATCTGAATTACGCCGTCGAAGTTTCCACTATCCATATAAAACTTAATAGCATCTATATCGGCTGTTTGATTTATATACCCCGCAGTAAATAAGTCAAAATTAAAATTACTTTTATGGTAGTAACTCATTCTCGCATAAAAGTGTTTCACATAAGTCGTATTGGACGGGGAAAATAAATGAAGAACACCGGCTGCACTTTCGTCTGCTCCGTTTCCAAGACTGTTTACTAGTTGCTGACCATCAGTGGCTTGTGCCAGATCATAGCTAGTTTCATAACCTAAAGCTGTAGAACTATTGTCTTCGGCATGGGAAGCTGCAAATGCTGTTGTAGTTTTCGTCGAAGCATAGTTAGAGCCACCATCTGTACTGGTATCAAATAAAAATTCTGCTGAATCTGTGGCTGGCCCAATATCCGTAAATACAAACATATACTCATCATAGGTACTGTCTATTCCAGATGTAATATCTATAGAAGAGGAATCACTTGCCGTACTTGTTGAAATCAGTGTTGGTATACCCATTAGCCAACTCCGTACATGGAAATGATGCCATCCATGTTGCCAGATGACATTTTGAATTGGATATCGTCTATTGCTGTTGTGTCATTTATATAACCCGCAACAAAAGTTGACCAAGCATAATCCGCAGAATGGTGACCTTGCGCTCTTGAATAAAAATGCTTTACATAGGTTGTATTGGATGGATTAAAGAGGTGTAATTCACCAGCACCACTACTATCAGCATCGTTCCCCATACTCAGATCAAGTCCCTGGAACCCAGTTCCGTTTGCTTGATCGGGACCACCGTCATAAACAAGCCTAGCATCAGAATCACCCTCATTGTTGTAGGCAGTAAAACAGGTTGACGTTATAGGACTTTGATCGTAATCACCACCGGGATCATCTGTAGCATTGACTTGAAATCCTAATGTCGCGCTGTCTGTAGCCGGGTTCACAACATGCCACTTAAAGACATAAAGTTTGTAAGTGTTGTCTATACCAGTAGTAAAATCAGAAGTGGCAGCATCTGACGATGTATTAGTTGTTATCAGCGTCATTGCCATTAGTTTTTTACTCCCCACATTTTTATCGTGCCGTCAAAGTTTCCTGATGACATTTTGAACTGGATATCATCTATTGCTGTAGTAGTGTTTATATATCCTGCGCTGAAATCATCAATAGCAAAATTTCCGCCGTCGTATGTTTGCCCTCTTGAATAAAAGTGCTTCACATAAGTAGTAGAACTGGGATTAAAAAGATGGAGTGTTCCCGCATAACTTTCATCAGCACCACTACCAATTGAGTCAGATAGTTGTTGATATGCTGTACCCTCCGCCTGATCCGAACCAGTGTTATACCCTAACACCGCTGAACTGTCATCTTCTCTATGATATACACGAAAAAATGTTGATGTAATAGTTTCGTCATAACTGTCTGAATCTGTAGCATTTGCTTGGAATGTAAAAATTGCCGTGTCTGTAGCAGGATTTATATTGTAAAACTTAAAGATATATTCCCCGTAAGTTGAATCAATCCCAGACGTAAAATCTAATGACGATGAATCAGAAGCAGTCTGCGTAGAAAGCAGAACTACATCTCCTCCTGTACTGACTCCCGCTACGCCGAACAGAGTTGCTTTATGTGTGCCTAGTGGCATTAGCCCATATCCAAGCCAGCAGCAAATCCGTACCAGATAGTTCCCCCATCTATAGTGGTGAAGGTGATTACGTCAATCCCAGAGGTTGTCAGAGTGGGTGCAGTGCCTCCAGCCCAATCTACAGCAGCGGGCCAGTTCACTGTTTGTGATCCACCGTTGGTCAGGATCAGTGTGAATGATCCCGCTGTACCTGTAGTTGGAGAATTGGAGAAGGTGAACGTGGTTTCGGACGTATCAACCGTACCCGTAACAACGTTGCCGGATTCAAGGTCAATGTCCTGTGTACCGCCGCCAATAGCACCTATAGCGTTTACTGTTTCGCCATAGTCTTTTACAACTGGGCGTTGTATAACCTTATCAACAAAGTTAGTAACACTGGAGCCATCGGTAGTAACAACCTTTGAGGCTTCTACCGTACCCAACGTGGTGATGTTATTGTAGTTTAACTCCGCCTCAGAAGTGGTGACTGCTGTAGTGCCGGATAAACCACTAAACTGCGTTTGAAGAACAGTCTTAATCAAGCGGAGATGGTCATCTCCCTCACCAACTGGGTCGCCTACTACAGGATTGGTATCAACTAATTCACTGATATATGAGGCGCTTTCTAGTCCCATAGCAACCTCCTATTAAGCAGATGCGGCAGTTAGCGTAACTGTAACTGTTAGAGTATCTCCAGAGATAACTGATCTTG